TTAATTTTCATTTTATTTTCCTTTTAATAGATGACTTTTTAAGTTTTTTACAGATAAAGTCTATATTTTCATTAAGATAAGCACCATCTAAAGTATAGCTACTGGTTTCCATTTTTCTTATTTCTTTAATCATTCCTTTTCTAGTTTCCTCTACTAATGACAACATAAATTTCTTTATTTTACTTTCATCATATTGTGCCTCACTACAAAATGGACTTTGACACTCAAAATCACTTAAACTAAAATCATCTATTTTATCTTCTATATTTGTCATATTAGATTTTGTTTTCATAAATTGTGTTTATAAAATTCTGTTGAAGCTATTAAAACTGATGTATAATCTCCATTTCCAATATAATCTTCAGATACCCTTACTTCGTGTTTTTCTGTTGAGTGAAACTTTCTATTTTCAGGAGTATCCATACAAACAAAACCACACTTATTACATTGAAACTCTTTAGTATGGTCATACTTAACTTCAATGGTTGGAAAGTTTATTTTTATCTCTCTATTATCTTGTTTAATGTTTTTCATAAGGGGTTATTTAAAATCTTTAACTTTTATTTTAGTAATAGGGTCATTTTCTTTCCAATTCCACCAAACTATACCTTCAATTCCACAATTATTACCAAATTTAGTTTTTTGAAGTGGTAACCATTCTTTTAATCCATCAAAAGTAATTGGAACATTTTCAAATACAACTGATTTTCTAATCTCAGGAACACTAAATAAAAACACTTGATGTTTGTCTAAATTTAATGGATTACCTTGTATACTTGGTCCAAGTGCTTCGCCTGACCATTCACCGTCTTCAACTAATGATAAATCAGTATTTTTAGCAGCTTCCATAATAAATTTATCATCAGCACAATCATAAGCGTCTACATACCAAGGTTCAATAATTCCTTTTGCTTTTTGAATATTATCAGGGTTTCTTCTTTTTTCAACTCTTACCAAAGTGTGATTTCTAACCGTCAATCTAACATTTGTTCCATCTAATTTTTCGGTAGCAACTAAACCAGTAGGGTCAGAAACTGGTGTGGTATTTATTTTACCGTTATTTTTAAAATCTCTTTCAAAGAGTGTTATTATTTTTTTCATATTTTCTTTTATTAAATTTTTTATTGCTATTTCTCTCTAGAATTTTGGTATTATATTTTTTAGTCCAGATTTCGTTGGATAGTCTATCAATCCGATCTTGGAGACCGTCTAGTATGTATTCTTTGGTGACTTTGTGATTCATGATTAAGAATTAATAACAAATTTAAAATAAATTTATAATGTTTAAATAAGCTAAATATCCTAGACAAAAGGTAATTACTGGGAATACAGCGATAAATTCTTTATTGTGGAATATTTGTTTGATGAGGTGTTTCATTTTATTTAATACCAATTATTAATGTGGTGGAACTGAAGTGCCATAGTAACCGTTCCATATCTACCAGATATATAATCTTTCTGCCATTTTAGGTCACATTTGATGTCCCCTAACTCACAAGGTAACTTAGTACATGGTAATGCTTGGCTAAGTCCACAAGCTCCAGAAGTTTTATTGATCGCCATTGGGTCAAAACCGTTCTCATAAGATTGGAGGTCGGCAGCATCTTCCCAATTTGTGTAAAGCATTTGAAGTTCGGAAATGATGTACTCATACTTTGGCATATAAGAATATTTTTGGTATCGTCTATTAGGAGTTCTTGTAGGCGTTACCATTGGCTCTTGTGCTTTAACCTCTATCTTTTGTTTACCGTCATTAAGTGAGCCAATTTCAATGTATCCAGGGTCTGCTAAGTAACAACCAAATAACATTCCTATGATTATTCCTGAAAGTGAACTGGCAATAAATTGTTTAGTTCTTTGAACTAAGTAATAACGTTTATCTAAAGACATTTTTTTAGTTAATAGACTTTTAATTTCAAATTTTTGTTTCATTTTGTTATTAAAAATATAAATGTAGTTAGACAAATTGAAACTACAACAGATGTCAAAGTAAAACCTGATTCTTTGGTTAGTAGTTCAAATTGTTCTTTTAAATAATTTTTATTCATATTTGTTAACTCTCCGGACACAGTAAAGAAAAGAGTAGTATCTCCAACAAATATAATAGCGAGCGATAATTATATCTGTCTGCTACTAAAGACTACCCTAGTCTCTTTACTATGCCCGGATTATTAATTTGCTTTGAGAACATCTTTTATCTGAGTTCCTGAGTCTCAGGATTCTACTCTTGTTTAGCGATGTTGTAGTTTCATCGTAATTAATTTATAACACTTATTCATATCCCCGTCAAGGGGGTAAGTTATATTATCTTTTTATTACGACTAGCGTGGAAGATAACCATTTGTTTTAATCCTTCACTTTGGGTCATACCCATTCGTTTACAATATTCACGAACATAGTTGACGACTATCTTAGGCCAACGAAAATGATATTTAAGTTCTTCTAAATCTTGATTAGTTTTCATATTATATAAATGATTCCTGTCCTTCTGGACTTAAATTATAAATTGTAGTACGAAAAATGTAAGTGCCTTTTTGTAACTCTTTTATCCGGCGCTGTTTTCTCACTCTCTCATCAGTAGGTTGTAATTCAGGAAAATCTTTAGTTACCATCTGCCTTGCCCTTCTTATATCCTCAGGAAGTGTAGCGGTCATAAAATCATCATAATCCATGTAACCAAGACTAGCTTTGTGTTCATTCATCCAAACTGTCCACATTAACTTTTTATCAGAGTTTCTTAGACTAGAATTATTGGCTAATAATTGTTTAATCTGATCGTAGAGTTTCATATTAGTTTCTCCTTTATTTTATTAATAATTTTTTCAGTATATAAATAATAAAAACTATCAAAGTCTAAACCCTTGTTGTCTTTTTCCCAAAGTCTAAAAATAACATTTCTCATAATTTGGGATTGAGTCTTTTTAGTTTTCATAACGTCTTGGACTTTTCCCTGATTAAATTAGTAAGATGGTTTAAAACTTCTTTGGTTTCTTTAATGACTGATCCGGCACTATCGCTTGCGACATTTGGCATTTCGATTTTATCGATGATATTAGCGAGTTCTAAAAGTTTCTCCTTATCCGGTGCCAATAATGATTTTCGCTTGGCTTCTTCATCCGCCTTAATTCTAGCTTCTTCAACAGCTTTTAAATCAGCTTCTTTTTTAAGTTGTGCCTCTTTTTCCGCTCTCAATTTAGCTTCTACTCTTTCTTTTTCTTCATTTATTTTTCTTAACGCTTCGGCTTGTTTGGCACGTTCGACTTCTAATGCTTTTTCTTTTTCCTCGGCTTCCTTGCGAAGTTTATCGTTTTCGAGTCGGATTCTTTCCTGTTCTTTCCTGTCCGCCTCAATCTTAGCGAGTCTATCCGCCTCTGCTTTGGCCTCATCTTCACGTGCCTTTTCCCAACTTGCCTTGCATCCGGCGAGTAGGTTATCAAACACTTCATCGGCCATGTCTCTGATGTTGTAAAGAGTTACGTCAGTAACATACTTTGATAGTTTTTCCACTCTTTCACCATATAAACTAGCCAGTCTTTCGGCTTCTTTAAATTCGGCGAACTTCTCTTGTTTCTCCAGATATTCTTCGACTGGCACGATCAATGCTTTGATAATGTTAAAAACCCCCTGGATAGCGTTACCCTCTCGAAGCGATTGGCTCTTTAATTCCTCTCTTGTCTTGTCGGCATTAACTCTAATTTCTTTTAGTTTAAGACGATATTCACGAGCCTTATTCATGTCTTCAACCTGTGTCTCATTACTAACAACAATACTTTTTGACTCACCGGCTATCTTTTTAGCTTCGGTAAAATATCCAGCAAAAGATTGCATTAAACTATCAACTTTTGACGGTTGTAAGCCTTGCTGTTCTATAACTGCTACTAATTCATTATTTTGGTCCATTTTATTTATTAATTTTTAATAAGTAACTTTTAATTATTGCTTTACCAGTTTCTACTCCGGCTTTTATTTTTGCGATAGCCACTTCGTCTCGATTGACTCGTTTGATAATTAAACTCTTAGGAAAGTTTGGGTTATATACGGTATAATCACACCATTTACGATCAGTTACCCACATTTGAAATTGAACCTGCCAAACATGGGCGGGGTCAATCTCATCTGATAGCAACTCTTTGACAAAGATATTATTGGTTTTGCATTTGATCTCTACTAGACCATCGTCGCCAACTAGACCGTCTGGCGAAGCTCCAGTATCTTCATCCAATTTACAAAATCCGATCTCTTTGACAATATTGCCAGTTTCCAACTCATAAGCATTACGGGCTTGATCTTCTAGGTCATGACCGTTTTGCATGGCGGGGGTTTTAAAACTATCTTCTGCTAAACCTGTTAACCTCTGTGCGACTTTTTCTATGCAGAGGGTATTGAGTCCCACTCCAGCGGTTACGATTGCTTGAGCGTCACTGGCGGTTAGTTTTCCTAATCTAGCCAGTGCCCATTCATCAGTACCCTGTTGGCAATTAATTATTTCCACTTAGCTCCTCCTTTTTGGTGTTGTAGTGTTTTAATAAGGCGACTTCATATTCTTTACCAAGGCTCTTTTTAAGTTCCTGACAAACCTTGACTAATTCCTCGGCGGTTTTAACGGCTTCGATTTTAGCAATATCTTCGTTGCTTAATTCTACCGTTTCTACTCCGGCGATTTTAATTGGTTCTACATCCTCCCAAACTTCTTTAATTTCAGCTCCGTTTAGTAAGTGAGGTAGTTTAGTTTTGAGTAAAGTAGATACTGCACCATAACGTAGCTTAAGTTTTCGGTTTGTACCGACGACCCATCCGGCCTTAATTCCTGATTGCCCCATTGTGTAACCTGATTTTCTAGCCATTTCAAAAGTATAAGTTTCGGTTAAAACTTCATTGCCTTTGATAACAGTAACGGTGCACGAGTTTTCATCGTCTTTATCAGATACTTTATCCTCATAATCAACTCGGTAGCCATCCTCGGTTAAGCGGGATATAACCATTGATCCGTATAGAACCAATTTACCCTTAACAATATAAATTGACTGTAGGGCAGTAAAAGGCTTAATGCCTAATTCTGATCCAAATTGCATTATTACTAAAGCCTGTTCAGCATTTAGGCCTGTCGGCAATGCTCCGGCTCTAGCCATATCGCCGGCCATAACTTTGAATTGTTGATAGATAATCGGGTTAAATACTCCGGTTTCTGTCTGCCATGTTTGTTTTTTAAGTTGATTGGCTAATACATCAACTTTTTTAACTTCTTCTACTTTTTTAATTTCTTCCATATATTTATAAATTATTAATGAATGACCAATCAATAACACCTTTCTCGACGAATTGTTTAGTTTCATCGTCCCAAATACCAGTTAATCCATTTGGACATGGAAAACCATTTTTGTTTAATTTTTCTTCGGCCAGTTTTCCAAATTCAGAGTAAGCTTTAACTCTCATCTGTCTGTCATTTGGAGTATAAGAACCGTATTTGCTTGCGTAATTGAGTGCGACTATAAAATCTTTGGTCATATTTTTATAATTTGTAATTCTGCTTTGATACTCTAATGATACCACCAATATGGGGTATGTCAAGAAGATAGTTATTTATTGTAATATCTAATCTCACCTGGTTCTAAAGGTTTGTGTCTATTTCTAATAGGAACTAGATAATTAAACTGCTTGGTCAGTACCATTTCTCCTATAAGGATAATTTTTTTACCTAGTCTTAACTGTTGTAAGTAGAAATCTCTTTCTTCATCGGTCAAATAAAGTTTTGTCTTATAACCAATAGATAACTCCCATCTACGCCAAGGTGTTGGAGCGTAATAAGCCTCAACATCTTCTGCTGGTTTAGGCATTGGTAAACTAGAGGGCAAGGTCGCTATTTTGTTTTGCATAGTCTGTTTTAATTTTTATACCATCACGCTTAACCCAATCACACAAAGCTCGAAAGTAATTAGCGTAGTGGTTTTTTTGTGGTTTCATCTCATGCCAATTAGTCATATCTTCATACTTACTCTTAACAAAGGATACTGGAACTTGATATTTATTAGCAATTTCTATTAAATCTTCCTCCTTTAAATCCTCTATCTTAATATATTTATTATTGGTTATTGGGTATTGGTTATTAGATACTGTCGGGGTAGTCTCCACACCCCTCTCTACAGGGGTGTCAAAATAACGTAAGATATGGGAAGGTATTAAATCTAGTTGTTTTTTCTTAGCTAACTCGTTAGAACCACCCTCATAATGTTCATACTTATCAGCGTTGACTATTTTTATCCAACCGTCCTTAAACAAAAACTTACCATCCGTTTGAAACTTTGATTGATATTTTTCAATAGTCTTAACTGATAGCCCGGTGTCTAAAGACATATAAGCGACTGGAAGTTGATAAGTGTGGACAATATTAACGTACTCGTTGGTTAGGAGATAGAGAAATAAGTATCTACCCTCGGCTGGAAGTGTCTGTATGTAAGTGTCTTTATAAAATATTGTTTCAATGCTCCGGCGTTTCATAGCCTACCTCCACCACACAAAAGAACCGAGGGCAAAGTTTGCACACCAAACCCCCGGCTCTTCTCTGTGGTTGAAATTTTATTGGTGTGCATATAATCAATATACGTTATATTTTACCCCTTGTCAATACCCCAACGTCGTGATACCATTATAGTATGCAAATAAGATACATCCCCGTTCCCATGAGGTTCACCCCTCAACAATATAACTGGTTAATCGATCAGGTATATGCCTCAAAAAAGACTAATAAAAAATTAACGATGGCCGGGATAGTTAGAACCCTAATTGACGATAAGTTATCTAAATACGAATGAAGTTAAGTGAAGTGTCTCCTAATAACAGAGAAGGATTAAAAGTAAATAAGAGTGGTGAAGTGTTGTGTCCGGTGTGCGGAAAAGAACTCTCTTGGGTATGTTGGGGTAGAGCTGAGCCTTGTGCTAAGTGTGAAAAGATTGACTTAATAAAAGGCGAAACAATGCATTAGCAGTCTAGGGCTTGTTGTGATAATATAAGGGTAATGAAAGGGGGGCGACCATTGATATTTAAGTCAGTAAAAGAAGTAGAAGAAAAGATAGAAGAGTATTTTAATTACTGTGATAACCGTCTAATCCAAGGATACGATAATAAAACCAACGAGCAGTTTGCTTACATTTCCCCCGAACCTTACACCATGTCAGGGTTGGCTTATTACTTAGGAATTGACCGAAAGACACTTTATAATTACAGTGAGAAAGAAGAGTTTTTCCCCACTATTAAAAAGGCTCGAGATAAAGTTGAAATGGATATTGAAAGAAGAATGAATGATAGGAATACTTTTACTCCTGGATTGATATTTAATGCGAAGAATAATTTTGGATGGAAAGATAAAACCGAGACAGACCTTAGAGTGTCAGACTTAAAGGGTTTAATGGAAGTAAATTATGCCCCCAAAAAAGAAGATTAATTTATCCCAGTGGCAGACTCAAGTCGCTTTAGACAATCACAGATATAAAGTAATAAATTGTGGACGAAGAGCTGGTAAATCATTTCTTGTGAGTGTAGAAATGCTTAGATTTGCGACTGAGAATACTAAATCAATCGTGTGGTATGTCAGCCCTAACTATAAGCAGAGTAAACAGATAATGTGGTCAATGCTTCGTGATTTAATTCCCCAAGAAATAATAGAAAGTAAAAACGAGACTGAACTTAAATTTATTCTTAGCAATGGTAGTGAGATACTGCTAAAGGGTGCTCAAGAGCCTGATTCACTAAGAGGTGTCCGAATAGACTTGTGTATCTTTGATGAGACAGCTTTTATAGATAAGTGGGAAGAGGTGTGGAAGGTTATCAGACCTACCTTAATTGATTCAAAAGCTAAGGTGTGGTTTATCAGTACCCCCAACGGATTTAACCATTTTAAGGATATGAGCGAATCGACTGACCCTGATTTTCAATACTATCATTTTACGACTTATGATAATCCTTATCTTGACCCGAATGAAATAGATTCTATGAAGAAAGAAATGGACGCTGATTCATTTGCGCAAGAAATAATGGGAGAGTTTAAGAAGATGAGTGGAATGATTTATAAGGATTTTGTTCGTGAAACTCATATGGTAGAGATTCCTTCACTAGATTTTAATTATACTTTTACACGTTCTCTAGACTTCGGCTACGGCCATAAGACGGCTCTACTATATTTTGCGGTCTCAAGTAGTGGTGATTCAATTTATTGCTATGATGGCTTGTATCAATCAGGACTCGTAGAGAGTCAGATTGCTGATGTAACTAAGACTAAAGATTCAGGACGCATTATAACTAACCCTGTGGCTGATAGCGCTCAACCTATGTCGATTGAACAGTTAAGAGAATACGGAGTCAACTTTAATCCTGTCGAGAAGGGACCGGACTCAGTTAAGAATGGAATCACTAAAGTAGCTGAACTTTTAAGAGTGAGAGCTGATACTGGTAAACCTACGTTGATGTTTAATAAGAATTTAACTTGGATTGCTGATGAGTTCGAACAATATAGATGGATGGAAGCTCAACAAGACGGAGTAATAAAAGAAGTCCCTTATAAAGTAAATGATGACGCTATGGACGCTATTAGATACTTTGCGATGAGTTATAAAACCTCATCAAGTAGTTTACCTGTTTATGATGAAAAGAAATGGAAATGGTAAAAACTAGGGGTTGGACTAAGTGGGGAGGGGGTAGACTTATGTTAATTAAAGAAAATCCTGATGTTTGGTACTGTCAGGCGTGTGCAGAAAAGCAAGCTAAACAAAGTCCGGCATATATGTTTCCTTTAGATGGTGAAAATTGGGTGAGAATCTGTTCTGAATGTGAAAATAAGGTAATTAGAGTGCGAATTGTGGCATG